GGTGTTAATGGCACAAGCTATGTGGGCAGAGGTGGAACGGTAACGGGTGGGGCGGCACTATCATGGAAATTCGGTGGTGGTATTGAGAAAACCACTATGTTTACCGATACGGTTACAACCAAGAAAATTGAGAAACTGACATTTTCAATCAGTGATCCAAGTAAATTAACCCAATTCTACTGCAACAGCAATCAATTAACGGGCAGTATCCCATCGCTTACTGCTAATACAGCGTTAACCATATTCTACTGCCACGTCAATCAATTAACGGGCAGTATCCCATCGCTTACAGCAAATACAGCGTTAACCATATTCTACTGCCAATACAATCAGTTAACTGGCAGTATCCCATCGCTTACTGCTAATACAGCGTTAACAGCATTCTACTGCCACGTCAATCAATTAACGGGCAGTATCCCATCGCTTACTGCTAATACAGCGTTAATCATATTCTACTGCCACGTCAATCAATTAACTGGCAGTATCCCATCGCTTACTGCTAATACAGCGTTAACCATATTCTACTGCAACTCCAATCAGTTAAGCGGCAGTATCCCATCGCTTACTGCTAATACAGCGTTAACCTATTTCACCTGCAACTCCAATCAATTAACAGGCAGTATCCCATCGCTTACTGCTAATACAGCGTTAATCCAATTCACCTGCAACTCCAATCAGTTAAGCGGCAGTATCCCATCGCTTACTGCTAATACAGCGTTAACAATATTTTATTGCTACAGCAATCAGTTAACGGGTTATGCCGGTGGATTAGTATCAAATGCACTCGGAGATTTTCAGGCACAAAACAATTTACTAACGGTAAGCGCAGTTAACGCGCTACTTTCCGCATTTGTTGCCGCTAATAGAACAACAGGAACAAGAACATTAAATCTTGGCGGAACAGGTAACGCAGCACCGACAGGGCAAGGGATTACAGATAAAGCGACTTTAATATCACGTGGTTGGACAGTAACGACGAATTAAGCTTATGAATTACTTATTTAGGACGATGATTTTACCTGCAAGTATTGCAGAGACAGCCAGAAATATGGCAGTCAGCATTATTGGTGAATCAGTGGCAAACTTGTGGACCGTACCGCTTTGTAATGCAGCAAATGCGATTACTCATTATATCAGCACCGGGATGATAGCCGAAGATTTTGTAGAGCTTGTCAGCGATCCCGCAATACTCTCAGAAAAGGCGGGTATATCGCTTGAACAAGCTCAGGCGATACTTGCACAAGCTGACATTACAAAAGAAAGTCCAGAGACAGCTATGGCGCGGTTAGGGCTTTTTAACTACAAACCGGATGTTGTTGATGCAAGCGCAGAAAATAGATGAGGCCGTAATTAAAGAGGTGACTCACAGTTTACAGATAGCGCACGATGCAGAGATGCACGAGCTGCTGGCGGAAAGCGTTGCTGCATTGACTCAGGCACAAATCCGGCTGACGGAGCTGGAAAGTCAACTGGAAATAACAACAAAATAAAAAATAAAAATGGATACCACCCCGACTTGGATTCAACACTTTGATGTAGTGCAAGCGATCATGGTAATAATGCTTGGGCTAATATCGTGGTTCGCTGTGCAGTCTTTTCAAGGGATTCTGTTTCAGCTAAACGGTCACTCGTCGGACATAAAAGAGATGAGAGAGCAGCACACAGAGCTTAAAGCAGAGTTTAGTGAGCTCAAAGGAGCTCATGAAGCGACTCATCAAAATTACAGCAACTACAGATGATAAATAGCAGAGACATCAGCGACCTGCACGCGAAAGTGCTGCCGCTTTGCGAGAAGTTTCTCGATGAGTGCAAGAAGTCGGGAATTGACATCCTGGTCACAAGCACATATCGGGATATCGCAAGTCAGAACGCACTTTATGCTCAAGGTAGGACCATCCCTGGGCAGATCGTGACGAACGCCCGAGGTGGGCAAAGCTTCCACCAATACCACGTCGCATTTGATACCGTTCCGGTGATTTGTGGCAAGCCGGTATGGGACGACATGCAGGTATGGCTAAGCATCGGCCACATCGGGAAATCTTGCGGCCTTGAGTGGGCCGGAGATTGGAAGAGATTTCCTGAAAAGCCGCATTTTCAGTTTACAGGCGGTCTGTCATTAAGAGATTTTCAAGCAGGGAAAACCCTCCCTGAATAATAACAACCAACAAAAGGAGAACAACACCATGGACTTTTCAAGCATTTCTTCATTTCTCGCTCCAGTTGTCATTTTTGCCGCAGGAGCGTTCAAGCTTTTTGGCTACATCAATGGCTATAAGGACAAGCTTGAGTTCGCAGAAAGAGCGCTTCAGGCAGTCAAAGCCGGTGCAGATGGTACGCTGTCACTGCTCGGCGAAGTTGTTGCGGCAAGCGCAGACAATAGCCTCAGCCTTGACGAATTTAATCAGATCGTGAAGACTGCCTCGGACATCCCTGGCGCGGTAAAGATCGCCCTTAAAAAGAGTGCAGTCACTAATCCTCCAGCCGCATGAGTGAGTGGATCGCAAAAATAACAGAATCCGCCATGCTCGGACTATGTAAAGCTCTTGCCACACCGGGCGTACTGCTCGGCTTGGTACGGGCATGGAGGCAGGCAAATGAGCCGGAACAGGTAATCGCAAGTAAACCAACAAAAGACGATGACAACTTTCTTCGGTCGGCACAAAAAGACGGCTGGGTTAATATCCCTGTTGTTGATAAGCGCGTGCAGCAGCTCAAATAGAGTAGTGTACCTCGGCAGCGGTACAACAAAGATGGTCCAGCTCAGGGAAACTCTGAAGGGTGTTAAAGTGTGGGTTAAAGATTCCACTGGTGTAGCAGTGCCAATGATCGCTGATCTTCCTGAGGGCGGATTTTATCGAGGTGATTTAAAATAATCCGCTATCTTTTCCTCTTGATCGCTCCAGAAAAATATACTGCCGATGGCAAACCGTTACACGCGCTGAAAGAATGATGCAGGAATGGTCTGATTATCTGGACAAGATCAAGAAGCCGGTTATATATGCGCCGCGTTAACTTACTCGATCAGCAAGTTAACGCGGCGCATAAGTTTAACTTAGTGGGGTGGGTAATAAAAAACCTCGCAATCTGCAAAGTGCCTTATATCTCGTTCGAATTGCTGGCAAGCTTGGACAATTTCGGCTGGATCGTTATAATGCGGAAGTGAACAACGCCCATTGTTTACGCCCAACAAATGCCCGTCCTTGCCCTGTAGCTGCCCGCTCCGGGGCTTTTTATTGTCTGGTCTCATACTTGCCCCCCTTCAGTCTGGTCTGCTGCTGCGGCCCGTGCGCTGCCGGTCGCCATATAACGATCAATCTCTACCGGGTCGAACACAAGTTTTCCAAAGGGTGAACGCCTGCCGGGGAATGTGTCAGGCTGGGTGCAATGTTTCTTGTAGAGAGTAGCTTTTGCAATCTTCAGACCGTGAACTTCTTGGGAATACTGAATCGCTCCCTCAGTGGAAAGGGGTTTCCGCTGCCGCTGCTGAATCGCCGGGGCTGCTTGGGGGGGTGTTATGGTTTCAATGGCGGTCATGCTTAAAATGGATTTAGTTAGAAAGAGTTATTTCTTTCAGTTTAATTCATTTCATTGTTGGAATCAATCCATTTATTTGTTATTATTCTTTTGTGCCAGTCAGCAGCCAAATATAAGCCTTACAAAAGCCATGCATGAAAAGTTCGACAACAGAAAGATGAAGGGAATTTTCCACCGTGTTCGTGACCGGCTGGAATCGAGAAAAGGGGTCGTTTACTCGGTCAATGCTGTGAGGAAGCGGTTCCGCCTTGGAGATTCGCAGGTGATGGAAGAGTACAGGGCGGTATATGGGAGAATGCTGAGAGATAAAAAGCGGGAAGAGTTGAAACGGGAAGAGATCAGAAGGGAGATCAACCAATTAACTGAAGAGGCGGAAAATGTCAACTAAACAACAAAACAGAAACCAACATGTCAAATGAGATCACGATTAATGGTGAAATTTATCAAAAAAAGATTCCAATGACGGACTCGGCGAAGTACGTATTGATTCGCACTTATTCGGCGGGGGTGCATTTCGGAAAACTCGTCAGGCGAGACGGAATGGAAGTTGAGCTAAATAACGCTCGGCGAATATGGGCGTGGAAAGGAGCAAATACACTGTCGGACATAGCAGTCAAAGGGCTGAAAAATGGAAAAGACAGTCGGATATCTTTGACGGTAAAGTCAATAATCCTCACCCAAGCGATTGAGATTATACCTATATCAGCGACAGCTTTGAAATCTTTAAGTGAGGTTGAGGAATGGACGATATAATCTCTGGCTATGGCGATGGCTATGGCTCTGGCGATGGCTCTGGATCTGGCTCTGGCTCTGGCTCTGGCTCTGGCTATGGCTCTGGCTCTGGCTATGGCGATGGCTATGGCTCTGGCGATGGCTCTGGCTCTAGCTCTGGCTCTGGCTATGGCTCTGGCGATGGATAAACAAAAATTAACAAATGGGACTGATTCTCATAGTAGACAATCTTGCAAGCATTGAGCGTCGGATTAAACAAACAAACGGAGACAAAAGAATGACAAATCAGGAAATCGAGATGGAGGCATTGAAGGCTGAGCTATATGCTCAGTCCGTTACTGTCGAAGAGAATAAGACGGATGACCCCGGAGTCAAAATTGTTTTTTCTTCGATAGCTGCTCGAACGTATCAAATAGCTGAAAACATGCGGGGTTTAAAAACAAGACAAGTAGAACAACATCCGGAGAAACAGCATGCGTTTTAGCTTTGACGTAAAAAAGATTATGGCCAACGTAGTTTGGGGGGCGGTCTTTGCTGGATATGATTTTGGGTGCAGAGTTGAAAACTTGCTGAGAAACATCCAATGCTGGATGTGTTACTCACTTGTTCAGGTTGGCCTCCTGAATGTTAACAAGCACAAAAAACTTGACG